ATTAACTGTCCAGTCAGCATTATTTGGATTCTCAAGTATGAGCGGCGAGAACTGGAACTCAGGTAAGCCGCCACCGCCACCCGGAGTCGGTGACGCATTAAAAAGTACATCCCAATTCGTAGCATCGCGCCCTATGAATACTCCAACCGCTCCAGCACCTATAGTGATCGACGTATCAACTCCAGCACCAAGATCATCCCCAGATGCTGGGAACAATTGAAGGTCGTTAGCTCCGTTGTTGATAACAACAAGTCGCACTCCCCCCACTACTACGAACGCAGTAAGCGCGTCACCTGAATTCGCTACTGTTGAAATCTCATTATAAGAACTGAGCAGATCGAGTCCGCCTGCTTGGGTCTGCGTAACACTCGCGGTCAACCCAACTTGGTTCTCATTAGTCTGGATAATGTGACTAGAAAGCTCTGCCAAACGTAGAGCTTCAATTCCGCCAACAGGGAAAGTGAGTATATCTAGGCCAGCAGAAGCAAGACCTGTATTCGGGTCAGACCTTCTCGGAATAAATCCCGGAACCAAAGCACTCGCAGCCCCACTCTCTATTTTGGGACCTGTTCCCGGCGCAGCAGCAAACGCAGTTGCCTCCCAAAACCATCTTTGAGTACCCGCTATAACCACCCCAAGATTATCGTCTATGCCTTCATTGAACCCTGTGTCACCATCACCCCATGCCAGTGACGGAAGCGCCGGACTACCGAGTAACGCTCCCGGTGAAATAATGAATTGATCTTCCGCCGCTTCTACTGCACGAGCAATTTCCACTCCGCCAGCAGCAAGTCCAAGAACATCGGCACCGGTATTAAAGAAACCTGTATCGGAGTCCCCAGAGAAACTGTAAGTCGGGTTTGCGACTGAACCAGCATTGAGCAGTAGTGGGTCAGGGACACTACCACTACCAACAAATGTTGCGATTTGATCCATCGTGGCTTCTGAAAGAACACCACCATCATTAAGGATTACTGTGTCGGCTCCAGCAAGTGCACCAGCCGGAGGTTGATCAGTAACCGCTGTAATATCGAGCGCCAATGCGCCAGAACCTGTGACCTGACCCGTATGCGTTGCGTTCGTAACCTTGGCAGTATTAGCCGTGACGGATGCATTATTGCCAACTTCGGTGTCGAAGTCGCTGATCTGCGATGCCGGGATTGAAATCGCAGCTTGTGCAAAATGCTCAGAGGTAAGGAAATTTAAAAGTGCGTCATGGTCGATTGCAGCCTCATGTTGCGTAACAGCACTTTCAGGTACATTCGCGTCCGGAATATTGGCCCAGACAACAGCAGCGGACAGATCGTTCGCTTCTGTTAGCAAGTATGCCTGCAGATCGCTGATCTGGCTCTCGGTGATCGTCAAGGCGGCTTCATGTTGGGTAACTGCGCTCTCGGGTACATTCGCATCCGGAATATTGGCCCAGACAACAGCGGCACTGAGGTCATTGATTTCTACGAAACCAACAGCCCCACCGATTTGTAGGGCAACCAAGCATCTAGCATTATTAGCGTGAAGGTCCCCACTGGCTTCAACTGTGCCTACAATGGTGAACCAGCCCGTATTGTCTGTGATGGGCGCACTTACATTAAATACCATAAACTCAGCAGAATCACCCCGGGTCTGAATGTACAGCCTGTCGCCTGTAGTAATAAGGCCAAGGAGATTGGAAATATCAGTGCCGTTACTAGTAAGATCATCAATAAAGATATTAGTTACGGATGCTGGAGTCGCATTGTTATAGCGAAACTTGCCCGAGCCGGGGTCCGCTGCCACAATACTAGTGTCAAACCGATACTCTGCGGTAAGTAAGCCTCCGCCTCCACCACCCGCATTAAGTATCTGGGCAAGGCTAGTACGCTTACTTGCCCCGCCTTGATTCGTTGCATACTCGTCAGTTTCTGCTAGGGTTACTACCGCAGGAGCGCCAGAAATTTTAAGGTCGGCCATGGTTTATTACTCCGTTAACCAGACGCCGCCACTTTCAGTGGCCCATGCGTCAGTGTTCTCTTCAAGTTGCCAGTTATCCACAGCGGGGCCACCACCAAAAGAACCACCAGCTTCCCAAAATTGTTTTAACTGATCATTTAAAGCGCCCGTAAAGCCATTAGCAGCTAATACTGTGCGCCACATATCATTAACATGCCCGGGAGCCGCACCCTGAGCAATAAGCATAGAACGGATACGGTCATTGAGTGTAAGACCACTACCACCCTGCGTCAATGCCCATGCAAATAGCAGGTCATTAGTGGTGGGAGGTACTAAGGGCAATTGTGCCCGTAGCGCCTCGAAACGCACATCGGAAATGTGGGGCATTAGTAACCCCTAGGTGACCGCATAAGTCTCGATCGTTTCTTAATCTTCGACCGTTTTGCCATCTTCGACCGTTTCTTGATCTTCGACCGTTTCGGTCGGGCCTTCATCTTGCTTCCCTTGTGGTACGGCATCAGTTGGCTCCTCATATCTGGCCAGTTTAGCGGCCAATTCAGCGTTCTGCACTCGAAGGGCTTGCACTTCCTCATTCTCTTCGACAGCGAGGATTATCTCTGGTCTGCCTTCAAGGTGAGCCAGTATCTTCTCCAAGGATTGATCCGTCATTTGGATCATCTTGGCAATTTGACTGGGTAATGTACCCTCTTTATGCAACCGTTTAATTCTGGCGAACTGTCTTGCGTTTGCTCCGACTCTCATTGGAGTTCTCTCCTTATTATGGATGTACTTTGGAAACATTTTACTACGGGGAAACAGCCGGTGCTGCAAGCGTCTCCCTAATGAAATCCTGAACCTTTCTGGCCCAAACATTTCGGTTAGTTGAGGAACCAAAACCACCCATACCAGACTCATTTGAACCGCCTGAATCGGCGCTTGGTGCACCGGAGAGTGGAATATTATAAGAAATCCGAAACCCATCTTCGGTAATGGCAGGTGCGACAGCAGCGTTACCAACTACCACATCGCCTTTAACAGCGGGTACTGCGGCGAGGGTTGCAAAATCAGTGGCTAACGTGCCATCTGGCCATTGTGCTTCCCGCAGAACATCGATCATCTGTTGGAGCGCACGTTCAATCAGCCGCCGAAACTCGGAACTTCCAGCAACCCACAAATTATCGCCAACTTCAACGACAAACTCACCCGCACTGGGGGCAAGGGTAGCGGTTAGATCACCACCGTCAGTAGCAATCTCAGACTTATTAAAGTCCGAATCTGATACAGTAAATCTTGTACTCACGATTTTCTCCTTAAAAAAGGGGTCCCGATACCGGGACCCCAACTCACACTTCGCCAGAAGTACGGGTTAAATCGTGTCTGCCAGCTGCAGATTGACGATATGCTCGTCCTCGACGCGAACCGCGCCGATTGTCATGAACGAGTAAATGCGCCATGCGAAGCTGATTGACGGGTCTTCGGCAATCCGGGAAGTGACATCGCGATCAACCATCAAACCAATCGCTTTCATCGTCAAAGCGAAACAGTCAATGTCAGTACCCGGGGCGGTTGGATGGTTCAACCGTGTGGAGACAATCCACTGGTATCCCATCCAGTTATCGATGTAGCCCATTTCCGCGAGAGCCTTGACATAAACGTAATCGCCGCTGGTCGCTTCCGTTAGCTGCAAGAGCTTCCGGGCCTGAACAGGGCCAATTACCATACATTTTAGCTCATCGGGATCGATGTCGTTGTCGAGGAACTTCTCCGTTACCTGCGTCACGAGATCGAAGTTGAGACTGGTGTCATAAACATCAACGGTCGCACCGAAAACCTTCTGGCTATCGGGGAAAGTGTTGGCTACACCAAGCCCATCGAGGGCTGTACCGGTTGCGGCACTGATGATTTCGTCGTCGAACGCTCGGCTCATTGCATAGCCTTGCGACTGTGCGAGATTCGAGTTCGGGTCGATAATCATCTGCACGATATCTTCTTGCTCGGTGGAATCACCTGTATCGTACGTTACCGGTACGCTTACGCGTCTTGACCACGGCCAGTCTTGAACCGGAGTCGCTTGTAACCGGGTGCTCTTGACCTGCGCTTCCGCAGTTCCGAGGCGCTCCCAGTTGTGTTCTTCGGAATTAACACCACGTTCCGTCACTTTCGAACGGAGCCGCGATGGCTTCTGTTGCGCCAGATGGCGCAGGATACTTTCGTATGTTGATACGAAAATATTGTCGACTGTATTAACCATGAGTGGCTCCTACGTTAAAGATTAACCGCTTGGAGCTACCCGATTTGACTCGGACCCTCAGCTTAGGGATTCCGTCCCTCACTGGAGGTGATAAAGGACCCAGACTTGGGCTGCCCTCCATCGATCTCATTCCCGGGGAGTATACCACACCCGGAGGCTCGTGTCAACCCTCGAAAGGTCGCTACCCCCCACCTGCAGCAGCGGCCCTATTAAGATCAACAACACGCTGTATATACTCTTTGTGCTGTGGATGATGGGCATCCCAATACGGACCTTTTGAATCTGCCATAATTTCCTCAACCCGAGCCTTGGCTTCGGAAGGAGCTACCCTACTAGTATACTCGTCCTTATTGAAGTTAATTCCCTCGGTACCAAGCTGCTTGCCAATATTATGGAGCCACTTGGCTGCAGAAGCCGGGAGCTTACCATTCGCGGCCAATTCCAGCATTTCCTTAGGTGCGCCAGTGCCCTTCATTACAGCATCGACTAGCTGGAGGTTATCATCGTAGACAATCCCCCACTCCTGCTTGAGTGCACGTGTATCCGCAACGAATTGATCAGTTGCCGCTTCTTGCTGGACAATTGTAAACTCATGTAGAGCAGCTACCATTTTACCATATTGGGTCCTAGATAACCCCAGTCCATGGGCAAGGTTGGCGAAATCCGCCATTTTGGTCGCGTCCATTCCCTCCGGGTGTTCGTACCCCGTAGCTTCATCCGGTCGCCCTAGCGTCTTGTACAACGCATTCATGGACTCTTTATCATCCACATTGGGTGTTTGAATTAGACCGGGAACTTTATCACCAAGCTTGGCGTGAAAGGCCTTCATTGCATCGTCCCCGGCTTCTGGCCCCGGGATACGAATTGACTGGCCGATCATGGCTTGACCGTCGATAAACTGCTGAGCAAGGCTACTCACATCCTTGACATCCGCTAGGCTCTTGTGAGCTTTTAGCTCGTCGGAGAGATTATCCCTCCAATTCGGTTCGTCTGGCATTTTCTTTATACCTTATCATCTGGCGAATGTATATTACAACGTCACGTCTACCGACTTTGTAGTTTGTTTCCGCATCATTTTTCCCGAGTAACGTCTCGGGATTAAATTCCTCTTCTAGAGCTTCAAGGATTTTCACACCAATTGGCGAAGTGAATAACTTGTGAAAATCCCCTGCCTTCTTTCCGAGGGCTTCTATCGCAGCTTCTTTAGGCCGCTTGACTTCCTTCTTCTGGTCCAAGTCCCGGTACCTCCCTTAGTGCTGTCTCACCTTCTCCAAGGGCCTTCATGCCCTTACCAACCTGCTCGTCTTCCATGCCCTGCTCAGTCCGCTCCTGCGCTGCTGCGCGATCTTTACGTATCTTCTTAATCTCTGCATCAGAATGCATCAATTTCGCGGGTACTCCCTCCAAACTGCCGAGTTCTTTACCAATTTCATCCCAATTCGGGAGGTCCAAAACCTCAGGAGCAACTTGACTGAGTTCGGCAAGAGAGGCGACCCACCTGCTGACACCAGAAGCGATATCCGCTCTTTGCGCTCGTACCAATGGCCCGGTGTATATAATATCCAACTCGCCATTGGATTCTTCTGTGATAATAGCGGGAAGTTCCCCAAATTGTCCGGCTCGGTATAGGATATTAAATGTGCGTTGGACGAGTGGGTCCAAGTAATCCGATTGAAGTCGTCCAAGTGTAGGTCCCAGCAACCTTTGCATAAGTTCATAGCGAGTTTGAACCTCGGTAGCGGTCATTGCTGGAGATTCCTTAAGCTCCAGTTGATCTACGTAAAAGATAGACCGTATGCTCTGTTTCAACGATTCGCGCTGGAGTTGTGATACATCAAAACGTGCACCAGACTCGTAAGGCTCCATCGAATCCATTGACCGCACAACGGTCAGGCCAGCAGGTTCCAAGTCCAAGTCGGATAGAAGACCCCGTTCTGTTACTTTTGTCGGAGGGTCGACCACCTTCTCTGTTGCTTTAAGTATAAGCTCCACGAGGCTGTTGATGGTCAGTATATCCGGCAATGCGATCATTGCTGGGCCGTGACCCCACATGGACTTGGAAGTTTTCCGCCACCGGGGGACGAATGCAGGCATTTCATAGTACCCACCTTCCTCACCCAGTTCATAGGCATCAGAATGTAAAATATGCTTCATACCCCACGGACGCTCTTTGGGTGAGAGTGTCTTAGAAGTATCAGCATCCTCTTTATCTTTACGAGGATATATGCACATTATTACTGCATGCTTCTTGTCCATGGCTTGAGCGGTCAGGGACTGTTTGTACATCGACTCGGATACCCCTTCTTCACCAAACTTGGTTACGATCTGGGTAGCGGTCCACATGTAACGCCTGTAGGTACGGTGTGCTTGTCCGGTATGGTCTTGCTCGAACCAAGTCTCCTCGATTGGGACGGATTGGAAGTTTAACTTCACAAACTTACCGTTCTTCTCGATAACTTCCTCAATGATCATGGAAGTGCCGTATGACACGAGGTCAATATACGTCTCGTTGGCCTCCAGATTAAAGTTCGAATCCTGCAACGCTGTAAAACACTTGTGAGCAGCCTCTTCGAGCCACTGGCGGGCTTCTTTATCGTCGTTAAGGTCTGTTTGCCGCCACGCTAGCTCAAACCAGCGTATAGCGGGGCTAGTAAGAGAGCCATGTATACTAGCAGCAAGAGTATTAGTAGCGTCCACCGCTGTAGAGTCGAATATCTCACGATTATCCCTCCACGTTACGGCATGCTCTGTGTTAATATCC